TTGACATATTTTTTAATAGCAGTTCTTATATGATATATTTTTTCTATCTGATATTGATTTTTAACAAAGATTGAATTGCCATTTTGAGCTACTGAAGTTACTTCAAAGAGCTCTTCTCTTACTTCTTCTAGTTGAGAATCAAAAAATTCAATATAAATTAAATCAAAAATATTGATTAAATTTTTATCGTATGTGAAAATTTCAATTTGATCATCAGATACTGATTCAAATCTAGATACATTATAAGTATTCGGTACACTAACTAACCATTGTGTGTATTTTGGGGAATCATATACTTTACCCAAAGTATCAAAACTTATTGTGTCACCTGGCTCAATATATTTACTGTTATTTGGCAATTCTATGTCTTTTATCGCACCTAATATTCTTACTTTAATTTCTTCCTCATTAAGAATAGAATATGCATAGACATTGAGATTCACATCTTCTGATAAACTTATATCTTCTATTATTCCAGTACAACCAGTAAATTGGTTTAAATTCTTAGATGTATACGATACTATTAAATCATTTCCAGAAATACTTTTGATAGTTAGCTCACCACTATCTGGGAAACCAATAGTAGAATCAACAATAATTTGTGTTGCCCCAGATTCGACATAATCTAATGCTTTTGTTTTTGGATGAATAGCAAAGTCTCCAAATATAGAACCTCTTACACTAATATCTTTATCATAATCAAAATCTAAACTTAAAACATAATAAGTTTTTCCATTTCTTATGATTTCTTCTACATTAGTCACACTAGCAAAAGTTTCAGTTAATCCTTGTCCTTGATTCTGGAACAAAGTACGATTGTACAAGTCTTCTGGATTTCCTGTGATGGATTCTACTACAATATCCTTAGTTATTTTATACTCAGAATCTGATGGACGAATTAAAAAATCTCTCGGTTTTATTACGGTAGCAGGATCCCCATATAAAGATTTAAACAAAATTTCAAATGAACTATCAGTTCCTTTTGATGAATAAAAATCTTTTGATCTTATGATAAAATTTTCTTCATCTAGCTTAATATTTTGGTCTAAATCGGAATATAGTGATTGATCTTCAAATCCAGGTAATATTTGCTTCTTTATCTTGGCAAAAAATTCTTTTAAAAATAAAACACTAAGATTTAATACCGTCGATCCAACTGCATGTGATTGGATAGATGAAGTAGAAAATGTTAATTCTTCTGGTTTATTCGTACTTTTATAATCTGTTATTCCACTAAAACCTCTAGTGCAATTTAAAAATTGCTCCTCATTTTTACTTTCATATAAAATGATTTCATCATCAATCTGAATTATTCCATTATTATCTGGGAAACCATTAGTAGAATATACACTAATGTTTATTGATCCAAACTCTACTATCGTAGTAGTGGCAGTCGATTCAATTAAATTTGTTACACTATCTAATTTGACATATTGATCAATATTTTGAAGTATGTCATATGTTGAACCCTGTCCATCCAAGGATTTATAATATTGACTAAGAAATGTTGAGATTAGAGGATATTCTTCTCTAACAAATGAAGGAAGTTGATTCTCAACAATAGATGATATTTTAACTCTTTTCTTAATCATTACTTTCTTACTATGTTATTTTCTTTGTAGCTTGATGATGATGTATAAGATGATCCAGAAATTGATTCACCAGAAGATATTGTATCTGAAACCATGTTTATGGTGATCGCATTATTATCTAGTTGCAAATATAAATCCTGTAAACCTATCACATCATTTGACCTTGGTGTCGCAGAAATTTCCACTATAGGATTTCCACCAAAAGTTTTTGTGGTTGAAGTAATATTGATTGCATTGATATTAATTTCACCTTTATCATAATCGATAGTTCCAATATTTCTTCGTATTATTTGTGGACTAACGCCCGAGACCAATTTAATTAAAACCAATTCTCCCTGTGTATTATTGGGTTCGATTGGTATATCTGAAATGTATACTGTATCGACAAAATCATTTATTTTAAATCCAGATGTCTGTATATTATATCCATCACAGTCTCTGACAAAAAATGCATTACCAAAACAAATCTCATATGTTGCTGGTTGGTTTAAAGAAACAAGAAGATCTCGTCTGATAGAAACTCTAGTTATATTAGATGTAATAGCTTCATTTGTCTCATCAATTAATTTTTGATATTTGCTATACTTAAATCTTGCTCCATATTGATTCAAATCTTTTGATCTTGAATAATCTTTTATATTTTGTAATATGGAGGTAGAAATATCATTAACATTCGAGGTTAGGTTTTTATCATAATATACATCAGATTCAGTTTCAACATAAAGATATTTCAAATCTATAATTTCAGGTAAGATCCCAGCCACGCTATATTTTTTTAAATCATTTAAAATATTTCTTTTTATTGTACTTGAAAGAAATGTTGCACCATATCTTGGCTTAATTGCAATAAAAACTTTACCATATTGTGGTGGATCCAATTCTTCTCCACCATATGCGGTCACTGACTCTGCTTCCGGATATATTTTAGTCACAATAGATTCATAATCTGAGTTAGTTACTGCTCTGTTATACGCAGAATATACTCTTGGGGCATATTTTTTTATTGAACTTATTGACTCTTTTTCTTGTCCATAATCGGAAACTGAATTCACGGTAACTAATGAAAAATCTCCTTGTAAAATTCTATCCGAGTCATCTAGAATTTTTCCAACAAAGTTAAATGTCCCAATTCTATTTGCTTCAGATCCACTCGATATCAAGTAAGAGACCTCTATGTAATTTCCAACTTCCAATTTTCTCCCAAAAACGCCATCACCAAATAAGATCTCATATCTTTCATCTTCTACTTCTTGTAAAAAGTAAACTCTTGAAGTAGATTTTGCCTCAGATAAGTTATCAGTGTGAACAAAAGGTCTTTTTGTTGAACTTTCTTGTGTATCTCTGACATCAACTTTAATAGTAGATGTGTCTATATTGGCATTATTTAAAATAAATCTTTGATTTGGATCAAATGGATTTGCAGTGAAGCTAGTTGTAATGTAAGTTCCTTCATAAATGTCTATATTTTCAAATATAGCGATGTTATCAATAACAGGTACTGTGATATCATCCAATACACAGAATGTAAATCCTTGACCTGATATTGTATTTGGCGAAGTGCAGACAATTCCTTTTTTTAAGGTCAAAAAATTAGAATTTACTGAAGAATTTGATACATTTACGAAAAAAGTTATATTAGATTTCGCTGAAGTTCTAGATTTGGGTATATATCCAATGTTCTTTGCCAATGACACAACATTTTCTCTTAATGTTGCAGAATCGATGAATACTTCGTTACTCACCATATTTGCATTATATGATGATATGTAAGTATTATATGCTAAAATGTCAATTATTGTGGATAAGTTCGATCCTTCAAAATCATAATCGGTAAAATTGGAATTTGACCTCAAATAATCCTTAATTGATATTTTAATTTGATCGAAATCTAAATTAGTAAAATTTACTAGAGACATTTATCTTGTTGGCAATAGTGCGAATGATAATTGTTGTGGTGGTACATCAATACCTACGATTTGATATGTAATTTGTACTTCAAATTCATTATCATCATAGTTTGGAGTGGCATCAACTGAAATTAAAGTCACTCTTGGTTCATAGTTGTCGATTGTAGTTCTAATTTCATCCTCAATTATTGAAGCAGTTATTGAATTCATATCATCAAACAATAATTTATTGACCCTAGAACCAAGATTTTCATTAAAAAATCGTTCTCCATTTGATGTGAGTACCAAATTTCGAATAGAGCGAGAGATTGCAGTTTGATTTTTAAGGTCAATCAAATCATAATTGATTGGGTTGACCTTAAATGTCATACTAATATCTTTAAATCCTTTACTAACTCTTTCTAGTGGCATTAAAAATATTAAAATATTATCTTTATTTATTACCCAAAAAGAGGTTCTGTACCATAATCCCAATCATCATAGTCATCATCATTACGAATATTGGAATGAATTTCATTTTGAGTGTGAAAATCGTGCTTTTTTGGTGTTATATCGTCATGATTAATTTCACGAAGCATTTTTTGCGACTGTACTTTGTTTTCCCACCCATATTCATTAGCAAGATATGATGTTCCCCACATTTCTTTCATATAATTTTGATCTTTATCAATTTTTTTAGTCATTTTTTACTCCTGATCGTTTAGAATCAGAACTTTTAACGGGGTTTCTATCCCGATTAGACTAAATCATAAGTATCTATAATATCATAAAGGGCTTTTTTGACATAAGGACACATAGAAACCCACCAATTTCGGGCCGTATCTCAGATACTTTCTTTATCCACTCTAAAACATAATCTCTTTTAGGCATAAAAAAAGAGCCATAAGGCTCTTATGTACTTAACTTATTTAATTACCTTGACCTCGATAAGGCTTCCGTGCATTATTCCTGCTTGTTGCAGAATATTTTGTATGCTTCCCATCACCCTGGCGGGTAGACTTGGGTTTAGATTCAATTTTATCTGATCCATTCGAACTTTTCATTTTAGCCATTAAATTTCCTCCAATTCAATTTCATTTGCATCAATTTCGCCATTATATGACTGCTCTGCTAACTGAAGAAGAATATCCGTAGACTCTTCTTCAGTTAGATTTGTATAAATTTTTCTTCCTTTATACAGGATGTTAAACATAAGATATCAGATTACACGAATCTTTTCATGTCCAACACGAATGCGAGGATCACACCAAATCTCAAATCCTTGCTCTTTTGCATCGAGACAGAATGAAACATCTTCTCCACACATATCTTGTACTGCACCAGATTCAAATACTTGCATCTTGGGTGCAAACCAAGGATATTCTAGATTTTCAAATACGCCATTCTTAATCATAACCCAACCAAACCCAGTATAGTCTACTGTAAATGGTTTCCGACGCTTGCTGATACTCTCTACTGTCTCATGATTCATGACTCCACCATTCTGACGGAATTCTTCTTCTTCGAGCCAATGAGCAACTGATGTGGTGCGCCCATCTTCGGTTGCATACCAACCAGCAACAATTTCTCTATCATCTCCTTCTTCTGAAAGAGCTAGATCACAAAGTTGCCAAAACTTTTCACTGTTGAAAACAATATCACTATCAATCCAGAGTTGATAATCATAATTTAGTTTTCCGTCCCAGGGAATTTGCTTTGGCCCACGAAGAACATTTGCCCCAAGACACTTACAACGAGCAAAGTTTACCATACTCGAATAGTCTTGTGAGATTTGAATGCTCATGCCATTTTGCACAAGATCAAAACATAACTGTACAAATGATTTGAGGAATGCAAAAGAACATCCTCGCCCTGGTAGACAGAACACAATGCTCTTGCCTCTCATTCTTTCTTTAATTTTTTCGTAGTCCCATTCTTCTTTATTTTCTACAATGGGAGCTTTTGCCTTTACTGTAAAACCTTTTGCCATGGATTAAAATAAACTCCAATTCAATTTTAGCGTTCTATTTAGGATTTGTCAATGTGACGAATTCAGAGCCAATTCTCTGTTTAATATGACCTCTTCATATTGAATATCATTCTCGTTGATCTCAGTAAGCCAGGTCAGCTTTTGCACGAAATCCCATAATTTATCGAAATCTTCTTTTGGTAGTGAGTGGTATATACACTCATTTTTGACATAGATGTGATATAATTTAGTCATAAGAACTTTATTTGACCGCATTATATATCATGACTAAGAGTATGCCAACTGGTATGCCAATAAGCTTTGCAAATGTTTTGGGATATCTGATTAGCCACCCAGCAAATACAACTTTCCAAAAATTCCAATAAGGCGTGGGGGGTTTGGGGCGATTTTTTCTGGCGGCGATTTTTTTAGGTCTAATGGTTTTTCGATTTAATTTTAGATTCGAACTATTCATAAGATTCTTATGGGCGGCGATTTTTTTGTGGGATGGGGTATTTTTTGTTTTTTTATGTATTTGATACTTATAAGGCGAGTGGATAGCTTTATAGCTTATGGGGACCCATTTTTTTTACGCATGGCCCAACCTTACCACGGCATGGGCGATCCGTCAACTGTCCCTGTGACACTTTTTCGACTGTCTTTTATACCTACTATACGCCACAGTTAGGTATAAACAGTGGGGCAACAGTTAGTTACACTGTCACCCCATGAGATCCTAGTGCCAGCTTACCTTTTGCCAGCCATTCTGACGACAGTAGTAGATACTGAAACCAACCTCTTTATGATCCCAGGTATACCAAACTGCCTCCAAATCGTCCCACTGTTGTTGTAGATCAAAGCCCACTTCTACAGGTCCAATGCGATAGAAACCACGCCAATCTTGCCACTTCTCACAGAAACTAACTGCTCGTGCGGTTAGCATAAAGAATTCTTTCACGATTGCGACTGCAAAGCATACGATAATCTCACACATTTCGATATAAATTTTCACCAGATCTGCACTGTTGGGAGTGTAAACAATGGTGCCGCGATTGCTGATCATGAGAATCTAAAGCGATGGGATTGCGTGGGCAGTTTAACGACATACCCAGGTCGGTTAACTATACTCAGAGGCCGAACTTTTCACGGCAGATAGGACCGATTCCCAGCTCGATTGACTGAGCGTTTGTGAGATCACGACCGCAACATGAGCAGCTGCCGGTTTCCTTACCGTAGCGAATTGCAGCGGTGAGAGGATCACTGGCGGCCTCTAAAAGCACCGCCTTAACATCATCGGCAAGACGCGAATCTAAACGGTTAGGTGTAATTTTACCGAGATATTTTGGCTGTGGGCCATAATTACCTTCCTCAGTTTCAGTCTGGGAAGTAACCCATAAGGTTGTAAGATCACGGTTTGGCTTAACATTCACACCGCTTAAACGCAGGGTGAGTCGCTTCAATCCGCGAGATTTTGCAGCCTGAAATACACTGAAGAGCCTATTAAACTGCGGCTCGCTGTTAGAATCCTCTGCAGATTCTGCCTGCAGCAGATCTGTGGAGAGCTTGTGAGCCCACGCCAGCTGTGCAGGCGACAGGCCACGATCGTAGGACTGCTGCCATAGGGAAGCGGCAAAGCGTCCGGAGCAATACTGCAGGAGATCTTGAGCGGCATCGTCGCTCAGCCGTGACTCAAAAGTCACAAGCTCCCCACGCGCGGTCACGGTGAGGGTCTGAGGGTCGCCCAGAGCGGCGTGACGCGCGGCGCGAGCGATGGCAGCTGCGCGATCGGTGGCGGTGGCGGTTTGCATGGCTCGATTGCATTGGCTCCGCCAATCTAGAACCTAGGAAGGCGACACCGTGCCTCAGATCGCCAAACCGTAACAAACCGTCACACTTTTATTTTATGGCAGGGTTAGCGTGGCTCACTTATCGTCACTGGGCTTCGGACCCTCTGCCGGTTTCACCTATCCTACCATGCCAGGGGGGCCAGGCCAGCCGCCCCTGACATAAAACTTTAACTATTCTTTTTCTGCGAAAGTTTCGACTCTTGCATCATAAGATCCCAGAGAATTGTAGAATTCGATCATTTTTTTAGCCTCTGAAATTGACTTGAATTCTTGATGCTTTCTCTCGCCATTAAAGCGAGGGTAAGGTGCAAAGAAAGAGATGCGGATTGTCATGAGAAAGAATAGCGAATGAGTTGGTGGGGGCTTTATACTCTGCCCCCAAGAGTTTATGGTCAAGAGAGAATCATTCCCTCCTCGAATTCTTTTTCTACAAACACTGGAACGGTGCCAGCTTGACCGACAAATTTATGAACAAACCACTCACCTTTGCGCTGAAAGACACACTCACCAGCGATTCCATGCTCTGCCAGAATAGCATTCAGGCGGCTTTTCGTTGTGGTTGTTTTATAGCCACAGCTGTAAAGTTCGACATAATTATCACCAACCGTAGCGATGTGGTGGCCATAAAGGTGCACATAGGACGCCTTTCTTTCTGGCGAATAGATCACCTTTGTATTGTCTTTCTGCCAATTCTGACACTTCAGAATTGCATCATTCATGGAAGCTTCAATCTTACGCATGAGAAAGAATAGCGGTGGGGTTGTTGACAATTAGGGCAGTTTAGCGACATACCCTAGGTCGGAGAATCAGCTGCCGTAAGCTGACTCGAATTCGCGGCGAACGCCACTCCAGTAGAGGGTATAAAGCGCGGTGAGCGTTTCACGCTCGCGCTGCTGGCGGTAGTGAGCCCAGCTGTAGTGCTCAACCGGACGCAGCTCGCGGATCCGCGCAGCGGCGCAGCGCATCGCGTTGTCAGCCCAGGTGTGGTTTGTCATGACCGGATTGCGGTTTACTCCGCCATCCTACAGCCCAGATCCACAGCCGCCATAGCCACCTTGTGCCAGTGGCTAAACTGACCTAATTTGCCGGATCGGCTCGCGGATCGGCTGCCGGTCTGCTAGAATTATGTCAACAAGCAGGGGAGGCTCCGAAGGCCGATGACGACAAGTGAGCCACGCTAACCCTGCGAAAAAATAGTTAAGTATAAAGAATAAAAAAAGGATCTTATGATCCTTGTTATTTCTTATGCCCAAACTTTTGTAATAATTTTGAAATCTTTCCTATATTGTTCGTAGATATAAACAACTCGACCGTTCAGTTCTACACTCCAATCAAGTGCAGCATTGTGAGCATCTGCCAGATCAATATACCATTGGGAATCTTCGCGGACGAATTCATCACCAAAGGGAAGAACAGCGAACATCGGATCAGTTCCGAACGACTCCCATACAGTAGCAGCCAGGATCAGTGCTGTCTATGAGGTCTTGTGCCAGACAGTTATCTGGCTGTCCACCGACCATTTGGCGCATGGCATGGTAGACTAATCTCACAAGCAAAGGAGGCCACGAAGGCTGTTGACGATAAGTAAGCCACGCTAACCCTGCCAAAAAATAATACGAAAAACGAAAAGAAAAAAACGAAATTTTACAAAAATATAAAGAATGTAGAGGAGCCTGTGATACTCTCACACAGGCTCCTGATACATCAGAGGCTGAACATCTCCAGGAAAAGATCACCGAGATCAGGAACCTTAGGCTCCGGTAGTTTGATCGTTGAAGCGTAGCAGCAGCCACAGGCACGAGCGTGAGTGATGTACTCTACGGTACCCACACCTACGCAGGTTCCGTCGCTAGTGTACTCATCGCCTGCGGTGATGTATTCGGTGCCTTTGACCCACTTGCGGTTGGGATCAGGGATAATGGCAGCCATGGGGTGTCTTGCGTTGACTCCGTAATTGTAGCGCCTTGTGGGGGCTTCTAGAGGCTTCTCATGAGATTCTGTACCGGTTCACCAGCTGGCACAAGAATACGAAAAAACAAAAAAAATACGAAAAAAAGAGGAGATTCTCATCTCCTCTCTGTGAGCCTATGATACCTGTGTCAGCGTAAGATACGATGCCTCACATCCATAAAGCTCTGTACTTCATGAGCCTTGAAATACCAAATGTGTTTGTTGGTATCTTGAAAGGTCCAATACAGTTCTTTAGTCCTGATGTCAAAAGTCTGTACGATTTCCATCAGCAAGACTCCGTAACTCTACAAATGAGTTCTGCTGCTTTTGCATCAGCAGATTTGGCTGCTTTGATGGATGCAACGACACTATTGCCAAAGATCACAATAGCGAAAACAAAGATAAAGATCTTCATCAGAACAGACCTTCTTTCACGAGACGATCATAAAGAGTAGCAGCGAGTTTGCCACAATGAGAACATGCTTTTGCGTATTTGATTGTAGACTGGAGGCTGTACTTTTGGGGGTGATTGTGACGCTTACTGTAGACGAATTTGTAACGATGAACAGCAGAAACAAGCTTCAGAAGTTGGCGCTTGTCTAGATCTTCGCCTGCGATTTCATACATGGGGATGAAATAGCGATAGTCTCCGCGTTGATTGCAGCGGTTCAGACTATCAACGATGTGCTTTGCCATTGCACCGCCGAAGTAAGGCGTAAGCTCAACCATCAGGAAAGCCGAGAAAGGCGCCAGAGGATTGTTGTTTGCAGCGGCTGCCTGCTGCTCCTGAAGCGATGCCAAAGCCTCTTGCAGAGTGCTTAGCGATGCTGCTACAGTGGCGAGTTGAGCAGTGATGGCCTGGAGGTCGGTGTTCATTGGGCTTGATTGCCTCGACTCCCTAAAGATACCAGCCACCAAAGCCAGCGGTCTATGGGTCTTGTGCCACTGCTCGAACTGGCTGGCAGGTGGTCGGATCGGCTCATGAGGCTGTAGAATTAACTCACAAGCGAACCGAGGCTAAGAAGGCCGATGACGAAAAGTAAGCCACAGCCACCCTGCCATGAAATAATAATAAAAAATAATAAAAAAAGGGAGATTGCTCTCCCTAAGTGATCACATGTTGTGGAAGAAGAAGTTATCTTCCTCCCAGTAATCGAAGCGCAACATGCTATCCCATGTTGCCTGATAATCTACAACAATCCAGCTAGGAAGTTGGCGCTCAGAGATGTTAGCGATAATTTCCTCGGTAAAGTGTGCCTCGCTGTCGTATTCTCCCATGTAAGCTTGCTCGAACTCATCGAAGTTGCCGATGTTTTCGTAGTAGACTTCCACAGCTTTCTGAGGATAATTGACACAAAGCTCCAGGAATTGCTCCTCTTGCTCCTCATCGTCGAACTCGATCTCTGTCTCGATCTCTTCCTCTTGCTTTTTCCATTGTGGCGTCTTAGCCTCGATCAGAGCCTCATAGAAGGCCACATAGGCAGCCTTGCCGTCAGGCTTGACATAGCCGCAGCCGATCACGATGTCGGTACGGCTAGCGTTCTTCTGCTGTAGCTCGGTGACCTTGGAGATGAGCTCGGAACCGGTGAGCATGGCTCGAATTGCTTGGGACTCACCTAGTATGGGGTCAGCTGCCGATCAGATCCAGCCACCTTGTGCCAGTGGTCAAACTGTCCCAATTTGGTCAGAATCGGTCGAAATGACCCCATGACCTGCTAGACTATTAGCAACAAGAGAAGAGGAGAGCACGAAGCTCGATGACGAACAGTAAGCCACGCTAACCCTGCCATGAAATAGTTAAGTATAAAGAATAAAAAAAGGATCATAAGATCCTTATGTTAATTATTATTAAGAATTATCAAATGAAATCACATAAGAGGCGAATCTTTCTGCGAATAGTATCAGCATCGCCATGACTCCACACATCATCATCGTAGGCATTTTCGATCATCATGTAGATCATCAGCCACTGATCTTCAGTGAACAGCTGACGGTAGATGGTCTTGGAGAGCGAATCAACTGCCATGGGTGGAATCCCTTTCGACTTCTATAGTCTCTCATCCCCCTGTGGAACTGGTCAAGCGTCTTGTGCCAGAAAAAAAGTGGCACACCTTATGGTCGTTCTGGGTCTTATGGCATGGTAGACTGTATTCAACAACCAAGGGAGAGCACGAAGCTCAATGACGATAAGTAAGCCACAGTCACCCTGCCAAAAAATACGAAATACTAAATTAAAACGAAAAAATACGAAAAAAATATAAAAATCTTGTGGGAGCCTGTGATACTGTCAGACTCCCAGCAATACTATCAACCTAGATAAAAGTCATCACGATGACCATACATTAAAGTGTACCACTGTTCATCAGTCTCAACCTCAACTTCACGATGTTGTTCATTCAGATTCACTTCATAACGACCACCACCTTCACCTGAATCTACTGCCTCATGATAAGGTGCATTATGTTCACGATACACATGTTCCACTGCAATCTTGTAGGCTTTATCTACACTATCTGCCCACACATAAAACCTATCAGTTTCGATTGTATTCTCTTGAATGTTAAAGACTTTCCAGGTTTGGAAGCAATAACGAAATGCAGTGTTTTCTTTATACCTGAAGGTATCAGTTCCGATCAGTTCGATTCCACCGAGACCATAATACTGTTCAGTCATGAGAAGAAAACGGTTTTTGAACAATTCAAATCTACAGGAGATTCCGCAAGAAATCCCCTGTAGTAGCCAGTTAAACGAGTGTCACACTTATCAAGACAGAATGTGACGATAATCAATGGACTTGATGCACCAACCATAGGCACAGGTGATCTCTTCTACGAGATCATCTTCATCATCTGCTTCCCAGATAGAAGAGAGAACTTCATCGTATATTTCATCTTGAGATTCTGAATCCAGTGCTTCATCTTCAAGATCGTCAGTAAAATCAAACTCGATTCTGGTGATTTGGAATTGCATTTGTATCAACCCTCCAACAGCTCAGGGTCATATTCAGTAACCTCTGCAATCAATTCCTCATCAGAATACGATGCAAGATTGTCCTTCAGAGTATCATAAACGAAACACTCCATAGTTTTCATGTCCATCCCATCTAAGATTTGCTGAGCATAATCAGCGATGAGTTCTTCGCGGTTGAATGTCATAATTCAGGAGGAAACTTTGTTACGAACGCGACGAATTTCATCGTCAATGATCTCAAAGACTTGTTCATAGATGTAATCACATCCACCAAGTTCAATCAGAACATCATCAGTATCATCAACATTTAAATGCTCTTGAGTATCAAGATCCTCAATCCCATTTTCATCTTTGGGATAGAAGAATACATCCTCTTTGGTGAACACAAAAGCAGCGCACGGTGCGTCTCCACCTTGAGCATCAATCAGATTGTTGATGCTATCACGAAGTTCAGAAAGTGTACGGTACATGATGCACCAAATCGACTCCCATAAGATACCAGCATCATCAGCCACCATCAACCGCACTTGTGCCACTGATCAAACTGGCTCAGACAACCACAGCAGCCATCACCAGCTGCTAGAATTATGTCAACAACCAAGAGAGAGCACGAAGCTCGATGACGAACAGTAAGCCACGCTAACCCTGTCACAAAATAATAAGATATAAAGAATAAAAAAGGATCTTTCGATCCTTATGATTATTATTGTGCATAAAGATACCCACCGCTCCAGTTTGCCCTACGATAGCATTGCTCACGCGAAACTACATCTAACAAATTGTAACGAATACCTTTGGCAGGTGATTTCCATGATGCAGACTTGTAAACATCACCAGTTTGTTTATCTACAAAACAATGTACACTTCGTGAACCATTTGCATTCATAATCACCTTATAGTATTTCTTACCTTCTTCAATCACAAATTCATAACCAAAATCATAAGTACCATCTGCAATATCTTGCAGACAACGATTATGATAATCCATGTTAATCTCTCGTCTTACAGACTCTCTATGGCTTCTCGTTGAATATAGACGAAAGTCAGTCTCCAGTGCTTCGCAGAGAGAACGAACATAACCAAGAACTTGCATGAGAAAAAAAACGAAATCTCAACATGAAAAATATACAGGAAAAAATCCCAGAAAAATCACATATCAGCCAGTTAAACAAGTGGCACACCATCCTGCCATACCGTCTCATGTCTTGCTATTCTTATGTCATAAGAGAAGAGACAGAGCAAGAAGCTCAATGACGAGAAGTAAGCCACGCTAACCCTGCTCTGAAATAATTGTTACAATGTGCGACTCATAAGAATCTGATATATTTGATGTTCTTATGATTGGGGGTGGGGGCGATTGGATTTTGTGATATTTGGGATCCTTATGAGTCGGTCTGGGTCTTATGAGTCTTATGCGCCTTGTGCCAGTATTTTTTCTGTCCGCGCCCCCTTGACAAAATCGTGAGCGCGTGCTATAATTGGACGGCCAAAATGACTAGGACTCATAAGGATTAAATGGTATTAAATGAGATTAAATGATCATAAGAAGAGAATAACATAAGGATTAAATGATCATAAGAAGAGAATAACATAAGGATTAAATGATCATAAGAAGAGAATAAAACAACAATAATGATACGAATTCGTATCATTAAATCAAATAATAACAATAAGTATCAACAATAACAAAACAACAAAAAACAATTAAAAATACATTTTTAATTAAAATTTAAACAAAAATACGATATTTTTAACAAAAAACATAAGATTTCAATCATTTTCTGTGAAAGCTCGTGATACTGTTATCCTGGATACTTAATCATACTATCAGACACTGAATGATCTGTATTCTTATTAAATCCATGTTTCTTTTTGATATATCTTCATTTACTTTTCCTCTTGATTTACATTAACCATAGTAAGATGATTCATTGCTCTTGTTACTTGAACATAAACAAGATTAGTTTCCTGTTGTAATTCCCAATCTTGCTTTGCCCATTTAGATGGTGAATAAGCATCCATTCCCAATACAAATACTCTAGGAAATTCACGACCTTTTGACTTATGTATAGTAGAAAGAACAAGTACTTGTTTATTCTGTGTATCATCAAAAATTTCTTGAATCTTATTTGTAAGTGTCGTAATAGAATCACTTGAGTAACACTGATCAATAAACACATAAAGAGAGTCTACCTGATCTTCAATCATCTGACATAATTGTAGATTATCCTTTTCCTTATGTTTTTTAATTTCATTCACCTTATACTCATTAAGTTTATGAGTAAGTTGTTGAACATTTCTACATTTCCACTTAGTTGCAAGTTTAACTAATCCTTCTCCAATACTACGACCTTCAACTTTACAAGGAATTTTCTTTCGAATTAAATCATAAGCAACTTCAATTAGTGGCTTTGTATTCCTACAAATAATTACATCATTCTGCGTAACAAGATTTGGTAGTTCTTGAATTGTACATTCATCAACAATACCATCTGGTGAATTTGGATGCGATTCAATATGATCAACATATTTCTTGGCAACTTTTACAACATTTTTTGGACAACGAAATGTTACAGATAATGGCAATTCTTTGGCACTAAACTCTTTTTGAATTAAATTCAGAGCATTATGATCAGCACCAGTAAAACCATAGATAGCCTGATGTACATCACCAACAGCAACTAACTGTCCATTTGACTTTAACATCATTCGAATAAGTTTGCGTCTTGTTGCATTTGTATCTTGTGCCTCGTCAAGAAAAACATAATCATATTGCCAAATCTTAAGATTGTGTAGAATTGGAATATAGATCATATCCGAAAAATCAATAACATTTGTTAATTCATTTGACTTTTTCAAAAGAAACTGAGATGCAACAACTGCATTATGACCAGTAAATTCCTTTGGTATAAGATCCCAAAGATTATAACGATCAAACAGATCAAACCAATTTTTATGTGTATCTCCGACAACTGCACCAATACCAGTTTCTTTGGCCAAGCGAACAGAACTAATTACAAAATCTTTCAATAATACATGTTTACCACGAAACTTTTCATTTGCAATCATTCTCAATTTATGATCATCAAGTTCTACATTTGGAAATGCTCGTCTAACTGCACCAAAACCAAAAGAATGTACAGTACCGACCCTAACATTTTTTTCAATTCCTCTTTGTTCAATTCGATTCTGAATCTCATTGGCAACTGGTTTATTAAATGCACAAAATGCAACAGAACCATCAGTTGCATTTAACATCTCAATCAATGTACTCGTCTTTCCTGCACCTGCAACAGCAGAAAGAATAATAGATTGCCGACCATTCTTAATTGCATCAATAGCAGCAAGTTGTTGTTTTGAAAGTTCCATCAGTTTATTGTCCCCAGTATTCATATTGAAATCCATATGGTGTAGAATAATGCACATGTTGAATTGTCGAATGATTCAAAATATAATTTGAACAAATTCTACATGGACGAGCATCTCTTAATTCTCTTCCGCCATGTCCACCTACTCGACAAACAACAATCGTATGTGCATCTTCTTTTGCCTTAATTAAAACTGCAGTCTCTGAATGAACATAAATCTTTTCCGATAATCCTTTGTCTCCCCAGATCTTTGCTGCATTTTGTGCTGCCCAGTATTGAACAGGATGTGTCTTGACATAAGAATTTGTTGCACTTGCAATGATACGATTCTTCTTGTCAAGTAAAATAGCTCCCATTTTCTTGGGAGCATCAGATGCCAGAGCAACAGCAAATGCCTGCTCTAAAATAGACTTTTTTAAAGGCGATCGAGTTGCCATCATTCACAATAAAGTAGGATTCTGAGATGGCATAACTTTTGTCATTTGTTTACTCAATCATTATAGCACAAGAAACCTTGTGTGTAAGATTTGAATGGACACTTTATTCACTGTCCACCATTACTCGAATTTGATTCTCATAATACTCAATATCATCATTGATCGAATCAATAATGTTTTGTTTTGTTTCTTGGTCGCGTTCTTGAATCAGATTTTGAATATGACTTCTAATTCGAATTTCATTTGATGATTCTTCATGAATGTAAGTAATGTTTATTGTATCTGGAAAATGAGTAAGAATTTGTTTTTTAATTGACTGATGATTCTTATAGCCAACAACAGCTAATGGAATCTTATCACAATGCGTTTCTACGATCCAATATGAATACATGTAATCACCTCTTGGAATCTTATAGTATAGATCACTATGTGTCAGACTATAAGAACCATAAAACTTAGAGAGTGGCATGATCAGTTTGATTTACCTACACATCATAAAGCCCCCAGTGGTGTTCTGGAGGCTGAAGTGGACAGTTTTTTATCTGTCTATCAATCTTCTTTTTTATGCTTCTTTTTCTTCATGATCTCCTCTTTCCATTCTTCACTCATGTTTGCCATAATGGTGATTGCATTCTTTTCATTATCGGCAAAACCTTCATCGAGTAAATGTGAAAGAATTACATCATAAGTATCTACTTCTTCTGCCATACTTGGCATTACCTTTGGACCTTTGTATTTCGTTGCTTTCTTTACAGATTCGGTGGATGCTTCTAATTCTTTTTTCATTGCATGATTATCACCATGAGTTCCTGCTCTCTGATGTTCTACTGCATCTTTTGCTCGCTCTGCAACTTCACTTTCTTCATAAACTGACAAATAAGCTTCTTGTAAATGATCCATAAGAATTAAATTGATTTTGGATTATTTATTTCTTAAACCGTTTTGCACCATGGCGTTCAATTTCTTTTGTTTGAATTCTTCTTTCTGGTGAATTTGGTTCCGTTGGAACTGGTCTTGGGCTATTACTCAAATTGTAAGTTTTTGTTCCATCTGAATCTATTTGCAAATCTCTTGGTTCGTTAACGACAATTCCTCTTGTCAGTTCTTTTTGTTGTTTTTTGCTGAATTTGGGTTCTTTGTCTTTTTTCTTTTCTTCAAGAAACTGTAAAAATTGTTGAAATGTTTTCATGCTCGTTTAAATTGATAGTTTGTAGTTGAGTCCTGTTTAGTCATTCCTAGATCTTTTTGATATTTTCGTTCACGACTTGGAGATTTTCTACCTGTATTCATATCTGTTGGTACACCCATGAAAGATTTACCGCCAGCAGCTTTTACATTTTTTGGTACATTTTTCACTGCACGATCAAAATTCCTACCAGCAGTCATTTTCGAACTTGATTTTTCTGTACCATAAATGTCAACATCAGATACTGATTTATTTGGATTTTTGCCAAGATGTTTTACAATACTTTGAACAGTTCTGATCTGTCTTCCTTTTGGTACATCAAATGTTTGCATTGTGCGAAGTCTTTCATTTGCAAAATGTCCAGAATGTTTATGAGTCTGAATTTTAGTTTCTGTTCCATCTCCTTTAAATGTTTGTGTTTCAGGAGACTTCAAATTTACAGATCCTTTTGGTAATCCTGCTTTTTTAAGAATTGCTCTTCTTCTTGTTCTTTGCTGTATCGGTGGAGTATTACTATACTCGCCATAAGTTCGATTACGATTCATAAATCCACGAGTTGATGCTGGACCGCGTGGACTTAATGCTCTACCAATTCTTCTTTCTGATTCATAGAGAAATTGCTTAAATGTCTTCATTCTTGCTCTCCATTTATAATTTCTAAAATTTCATCAATGGGAACGCGAGCCATAATGTCCAATGCCTCTTTTGCAGTCAGATTCTCAGAAATAAGGAAATCATAAACAAAATCAAAAAGATTGTCCTCTGTTTGAGATTGTTTCAGTGCCTTTTCAGTTGGTGCACCTTCAGAACCTGGTTTTCTCATTCTTTCACCAGAACCTCTTTTGATTCTTTCTATTTTGGCATGGATATTGTCCCAAAGACCTTCGTTAATTGGAAAAGACATAAGATATCAGCATTTATGTGTATTTATTTCTAAATACTTCTATTGCGCAATATAACCAAATGCAAGATCTAATCGAAGCTTATATGTCAGTTTATGGTGATATCGAAGAAGCAAAACTTCCTTACACTCGTAGATCAATGGGTCTTGAATCACAATTTGTACCTGAAACTGGTGAAGAAAAGACAAACAAAAGAATAAAGCAACTAAGACAATCTCACAATACAGCTGACAATAAAAGAGCAAATACTCTTGATAAAAAAAGAGAACTAGTTGCAGATCGTGAAGCTGCGGAAGCAAAAGCTGCTGCAATGACCACACTTCGCAATAGAGAAAGAACCAGAGCACAAGCAGCCAGAGATATGAAAGAATCTCATAAGTTTCCACTCTCAGATGAAGAGAAAGAATTGGCAATAAAAATCGGACAACATGCTGATACAAAAGCAAAAACAATGTCAGCAAAATCTCCAACCAAATCTGCAAAGAAAACAACAACAAGAATGAGTGATGTTGATGTCAGAGAATCTCATGACTTTTTTGATGTTGTACTATCACACCTTCTCGATGAAGGATATTGCGATTCACAAGAATCTGCAGTTACCATGATGGCTTCAATGTCACAAGATTGGATCGATTCTATTGTTGAGGAATTTGTTGATCCAGAGCACGGTGAAACCCCTAGTGGTAGAACTCCCATGCAAAACATTGAAGATAAATCAAACAGAGTCAGAAAGAAGGCAATTCGTGGATTCCAAAAGCAAATGGGCAACGAATATGGTGGAAATTGGAAATATGTCAAAAGATGATTGATAAATAAATCTAAAAACAAAAAAAAGGAGCCGCAAGGCTCCTTTTTATTATCTGTGTGAAATTAGATTCACATCTTCATGTCTGCCGACAGGAATGAATGTACCATCTCGGTTGCAAGTTCACCACACTCAGTGCAGCTCATTGCATACTTAACGATCGAACGATCGCCAGAACTAGCAGAACGATCCGCATAATCCTTCACATTCAGACGATACATGGCACATACAGCCAGTAGCAGTTCACGAAGAGAAGGAGAATCCTTATACAGTTCATAAACAGAACGCATGTAGGAGAAGTTCTCAATGCGACGGCAGAAGTTCAGTTTCTCTACAATTAGATCGACTTCTTCATCTTGGAAGTAATCAGAAAGAATGATCTCAAAAGTAATGTTAATGCGCTCGATCGACATTACACGCAGACGATAATCTGCTGTCATACGATCAATTCGTGATTCAGTAACTTCAGAGATCAGACCAATTAGATCCGAATCAAGTTCAACACTAGATTCTTCTTGTTCCTGAACTTTTTCCTCAGTAGGTGCAAGTTCTGTGATTTTGGTTGCGATCTGAGAGATGCGCTGCTGAAGCTCATCGACTTCAGTTTGAATGTTGCCAAGAACGGTGTTGATTGCGGTCACGGTCGGAAGATAATCAGAAGATGAACAGTTTGGAGACTTTAGGGCAACTACCATTCCCATAAGAACTAGAGAGAAATGATCCAGTCAGGATCAGAATTTACATTCACCCAGAAAAAGTATTTTCTGTTGGTGGATGCCAGAAAGACCTTTTGATCCTTTTGTTGTTCGACGATACAGGTTGCATCGCCACCCATAAGATTTGCAAGGCGGTTCTTGGCTTTGCTCGATTTGGGAGTGACGATGGCGGTTTGCATTGCCTTGTTGTCGATGAACTTAGTATAGGGCAGAGAGTTGGCTAGTGGTCTGAGTCTTGTGCCACTTAGTTGACTGGCTGCGGCTCTGGAATCTCAACGATTTCAGGCATACGATTGCCAAACTCATGACGATCATAGCAGATCCACTCATCATTCAGAGTGAAAAGATAGGCATAGGATTCACCATCTCCAAGATAATCATAGCGATTATCATCTAGAAGAGGAGGGCAATCTTCTCCACGCTGAGAATAGTATTGAGGACCATATTCTTCGTTGGTATCATCATTCCAACGATTCTTAGTCCAACAGCAACTCATGTCGCCACCATCAATCAGCTTAGAAGCCAGTTCTCTGCTGTTGTAGTGTTCTTTGAGTTTGGTGCCAAGCCAGTCAGGATAGCCATCCAAATGGTGATACGATGAGAGCACGGCTCCACTGGGAAGCTCGATTCCGATGCGACTTCTGGTAGCGATGAGAGGTTCCTCAAATCAACAAAGTTAGTATAAGACCTAGAGACGGATGGTAGTCTAGGTCTTGTGACAGTTCAAAGATCGAACACTTTGTATTCTAGATCTTCTTCTCTGTTCATGAGATAGAAATAATCCTCAGGTGGATACCACTTTTCTTCAAATGACATTGAATTTGCAAAAAGTTGACGAATTGAAAGGCTGATGGATACAAGTGCATCAGAGCAGTCTGAGCCACGATAGATGTTGTTTTTGTCAAGAATCATTGTATCAACCCCTATGAGCTTTGTTTTGGTAAGAAAAAGTATTTGTCTTCAAGTAATAGTTTCGGCTGACTTCTTTGCTTCCGTTAATTTCAAACTCAGGATCATTTGGATTGTAAGAATCCACATAATTGAACCCAGCATACTGATTTGAATCATGAAGAATACGATCTAGTACAATATACATGCCTCTCTTTTCTTCTGGCGTCCAGTGGTCTTGCCTTAGCTGTGTGTTGACGAAATTCAAGACTTGTTCGACTTGAATGGTTTTGCGTGGGGTAGCCATGAGAGCTGTCCGATCAACAAATGTAGTATGGCAGGAATTGGTGGTCCAATCAAGAGTACATGTGACAGTTCTACAACTGTCTAGTCTTTGTAAAGATCTTTTTCAAGTTTGTCTAATCTTTCTTCAATTTTTTTATTTGGTTCATGTAGTGCATAATTGAATGCAACCGCCAGAACAACTGCAATGAAATAAGAGATCAAAATTGTTGTCATTTCTTTAATTTCCTGTGTCGATAGCTTGCAGAAGGATCAGGATCATAAAGTCCTCCACCATCACGATCTTCCAGATAAAAAAGTAAAAGAAAGATCGAAATTAAAACTCCACCAAAAATAATCATTTTTCGTAACACTCTCCAGGATAAGCAGAATAGTAAGATGCACTAAAACAGGAGTCTCGAAGTGTGGCGAATACCAATATACCAGAAACAACAGAAGAAACAAACATCAGTAGAATTACTGTAGTGGGAGAAAAGATTCTCATCAGGCTGCCACCTTTTGCTTCACAGAGTAACCACTAAATTGTCCGCTATTACGACGATTGCGAATAGCTTTGCCCCACTCAGAACCTTTAGGTTGAGTATTGTGCACAAGAAGTGCAAATGGTTTATCACCAAGGCAATGTGAATCATCATGATCTACTTCAAGGCCAAGTGCTTGTGCATCCTCTTCGTACATCACAACTTTAGCATAACGAGTAAAATGTCCCTCATCAATCAAATGATCCCATTTGCCACCATAAGATGCTGTCATATAAAAATTCTCTGGTAATTCATAATTCAAAAACAATTCCAGACTCTTAGAGTAACAATAGAAAATTAGATCAGGATTGCGCTTTGCAACATCAATCCAAGCATCAAGATATTTGCCAAGGAAAAAGTCACCTGATTCATGAATACGAACTTTCTTGGTATTACGAGTGCGATGATGTTGAATTGAATTATGAATAAGATCAACAACAGTGAGATCAGACATTGCATCAATAATCATCTCAAGATTATTGGCACGATTGTAAAATGCAGAATCATACTGAACTTCGCCAGATGCTGCAAAACAACGAAATTGAGTATATTTGCCATCTTGAATATGGCGCTTCCCATCTTCTCCAACAACTGCAAAAGATTTACACAACAATGCGCCAGGACAAGTCTTCCCAGCAGGAAGATTGAAGATCAGCGTATCCTTAGAGAGCTTACCGTTGCCTTTAGTGAAGTTGAGCATTGGAGTGGCTGTGTTCGACTTGCTCACTATAAGGCCACCAGAAGCCCCAGGAAGCCCCCTCTAGGACAGTTTGGGTATCGTCACAGCTGGTTAGCCAAGTTTTTCTATTTTTGATAAGAATTGTCGAAATGTTATATTACCTTCCATGACATATCTTCTAGTTGTACTACCAGTGGATCTAATTGGCAGAGAAGAAGATGGCTTATATTGGGGCAAAACTTCTAGTCTATTTGTAGGTCCAGTCACACGAAATGGCTGAGAATAAGGTTTAGATGAAGATGTGCCGATTGCAGCAGCTCTATTTTCCGGTCCAGTTCTTCTAACCGTTGTTCCAGTAGAATATTTTTGTTTCTGACTAGTTTTGAATTCTTGTGTTCTTTTGTCTTTCTCTTGATTCTTTAACTTTTGTCTCTGAGTTGTTAGAAATGATAGAATTTTCCCTATTTCTATTTTTGATTTTTTCCTGCCCATCTTGAATGTGTTTTTAGATATTTATTAAAAAAGCGTCTCTTTGATTGAGACGCTTCTTCAAATGTTTCATTTTTTTGTTGGCTTGACGAATAGCCTGTGGCTTTTTCTTACCTTTATCTGGTCTTTTATGTGGTTGACGACCAGATTCCCAGATTTTGTGGCGTGTCATTGCATTTTAACGAACTACCATAAGAATATAGCAAATTCAGATCTTTGACAAGTAGACACACCACAAACTGGATCAATAATGCTCAATCACTTGATTTGTTCGTTCGTCTACGATATAGGCAGAACCAAATTCTTCTGCCATTGAAAATGCAACATCTCGTGCCACATCGAGATCATTAAAGCTTTCGTGTTCTGTATCAGAGTGAACGGAATAAGTCATGTTCAGATAAATTCGTAGATATAATAATCAACTGTAACTTCGAGTTCTGCTGCTTTTTTCTCTAAATCAGCCTCGAATGGATCAAAATCCTCTAATAGTTCACTAAATGTGAGTTTTTCCATGAGATGGAATACAGTTTTTTCGTCCATGGTTGTCAATTTTCGATTGTATTTTCGTTAGGAAAATTTGAATTCCTATCCTCAGTCAACATAGTTCCTTCTGCTACATCAACAAACTTTTGAGTTTTTACGGAAATGTTGTAAGGAGAGTTGAAAAAACGACGGAAAGAAGTGACAATGATAATAGCCGTGGAAACCACACCAACAAGACCAAGGAAGGTGATAGCATCACCAGAAAAAGTAAGTTGTTCAGGCATTGATCTCAGTAAGGTATTCTTGGTACATTTGAGCGACTAAATCTTCATTTTCAATGACAAGATCAGTAATCTCATCTTCATTCTCTGGGCATTGTGCAATACCATAGTCATCGCACAGAAGAGAGATCACAGCAATTTGTCCATCATAATCTTGATCAAAAATATCATCAAGAATTAGATCAGCTTCTTCAGTTGGGGAGAGCGTAGGAAAGTTCATGTTCAAAGGATGTAAAACCCACGAATTAAGAATACATGAAATCTAGATTCGTGGGCAGAACTGTGGACAGTTTTTAAGCTGTCTTAAAAGTCAATTTGATCTAGAGTCGGTTCACTATATGTAGTGCTAGTTAGCTGAGTTGCCAGCTTATCTAGCATGTTCAGTAGATCATCTCCACTACCAGAATTGCGAAGTAGTTTAATTGCTTCTTGAATTGACATAATTCAGATGGAAGTAAGTTGGTTAGTCTTGACGAGTTGATTGAAGAATACTCCAACAGATGTAGGAGTAGACGAGTCGGTGATTACATCTGCAACACCAGACAGAACTGCCTTCACAACAACCAGAAGGTCATCTACTGCGGTTCCAGTTGTACCATATTCATAAGACTTAGATGTTTTACGGAAAGTAACAGTTAGAGTTTCACCATTCCATTGAATTTCAGAAATGGGAGTGGATGCCTCTTGTGTAAGAGTGCAGTTCCAAGTATTGTCACTGACATAAAGTTTACCAAGATCAGTAGAGATCATTGGCTGAAGTAGAGCTTGATTCATGATTAAAAGTCCTCCAAGAGTTTAAGAGTTTCTGGGTCAATCGATTCTTTGATGTTACAATCAAAGAGATCGTCCTCAAAAAAATCGCCGATAAAATCGAGATCTTCGTCATCCATAATTAGATGGTTCTTTTGTGTGAACATAGTCATATTAACACGAGCAACTGAGCTGACAAGGGGGAAGTGGACAGTTAGTCAATCGTCCCAGTCTGACGAATCTACTAATGTCCATTCTAGATAAAGATCTTCAAAAAATAATTGAAGTTCAGTTTCATCTTCTGGAATTATGTCACCTTCTTCTAGTGTAAAAGTAGCTTCGGCTATAGCAGGACCATATTCTGCTGGTTGTTCATATGTTGCAGGATAACGAATGACAAAATCGTCAATTAAAGCAGTAACTTTTCCCGTCGATTGTTTTTCGTCGTATTCAATTTTTTGAATTTCCATGATTGAGTAGCTCATTTCAAAATTTTCCAGTGTGGGTCATTTTTCTTTTGAACTACAAAAGAATAATTTTGATTGGCAGAAGACAAATAAAATTGATCAGTTGACTCAAGGTCAACTTTACAGATGTGAATTTTATGCATCAACAAATCAAATCTTTTTTGAGCTGATGGGGAAATTGGATCAACAAAAACTCTAGTCTTTTGCTTTGTCATTTACTAATGAAATGTTTTCTTGAATGGAACAGGAGATCTGAACTGCAAGATCTGAATCAATTTCAGTACCTAGCTTCTTATAAACATAAGAAAGTGAACATTCTGCCATAAATTGTATAAATTTATCTAGAATTTCTGGATCATCGTAGACATAATCCACAAAAGTTTCGGATAAAAGTTCGCCTAATTTTAAAATTGCTTGATCAGATAACATGGTAATTTAGCGAGAATAGTCATCGAAGTCCACAGATTGATCTTCTAATTCTTCGTTAAGTTGATCTACGAAAAACTTAAGCAAATCATCCTCTTTGTCCGCAGCAAAATCTACTAGATCTGCAATGTTGTCTTGTAACATAATTTTAATCTCTGTGGACATGTTAAGTTTACCATAATCAACTTTGATTGGTAGTAGAAGTGGACAGTTTTATGTCTGTCCACTTAGTTCTAGTCCTACAGAGCTAGTGCTTGATGCTTGCTGTCATATGGTCCAAATGTATCGTAGGATCCATCAGAATACTCAAGATCTACATAATAACCAACTTCATCATGAAAATCAGAGGTATCGTTTTTTGCAATGTAATACACTCTTTTTTCAGTGATCTTTACTTGACTTTGTGGATTTGCTAGTGAAATCATGGTACGAAAGCTCCGTTACGATATTTAGTGAGATTTGTGAAAAAAATGAGAGAAAGTCAGCAAACAACAATTTTTACATCGGTTGCTCCTTGCTTTAAAACATGCTTCTCCCACATGTTAGCATCCTCTACGCTAAAAAAGGTGGCCTTTTGCGTAGAATTTCCAGTTTTCTTTGGTTTTTGGTAGGTGACGATGAATCTCATTTGTCGGACTCCTTCAAAAGGCGAATGTGTTTGAAATCTTCTCGGTAAACAACAAGGCAAACATCTCTGCTTCTATCTTTATTTTTGGAAATACAGATAGTTGCACAAGAATCATCAACAAACCTCACATAACCAACAAAATTTTTATAGGTTACTTCAAGGCCAACTGTTGGTGTCATAGATTCTCTTGATGTTCTTTTACTTTTTGGATTAGATCTTCAAGTTTTTCGGCTGCCACATTTTCATATCCAAAATCATACCGTACATCATCCAGAATAATTTCAAGATCGTTGATCAGGTCGAAAATAAATTGTTCTTGGTCGTTCATTAGTCCTCAATAGGTGTTCTTAATTTTACCATGAAGTTAGAAATGCGTCAAGTAGTTTTTACATCTCTGATTTTCTCATTGTGACATCTACATTAGTTGGAAGAAGAGCGTGAACTACCAAAAAGCATTCCAATTAAAAAGACAATCAAGAAATTTTGCCAAAATCCAAGTGTGACATTAAACCAAGAAAGCACAATTCCTAATAACCATGCCTGCAATGAAATAATGCCAAATCCAACTCCTATTAAAAGAATTGTAGCAAGACAAAGTTGGGGACCAGTTAAATCATTCCAGTATTTGCGCGACATTTAAATCTCCATTTACATTCAAATTTTATCATGATTTTAAATTTGATTCAACCAGTTGTGTGACAGTGCAAAAACTGGTCTATTTAAATTTTTTAAGAAGTTTTCTATCTACATCATATAAGCACAGACAATTATCAGTTTCAGGTCCACCACATCCACCATCAATTACGATAGAATGGGAGCTAACATATACTTTATGATAATGACCAGAAACTAAAATATAATCTCGATGTCGAGGATTTTCCCACCAGTGAATTCGTTCTCCACGATTTTCGTGACTAATTGGACCATATATCATCAGATTTTTAATGGTTCGATTGACCTGATTTTGTTTTACTTTATATAAATTTCTATATTCTGGAACTTCAACTCTTGATGTAAAGTATGCATGTGCACATCTATGTTCCATTCCATGTTTATCACGAAATACCACTCCATAAGGAAAAGAAATTAACCAATCTAGTAATTCTTTATTAGAAATTCCAGCATTTTTAAACTCATCTACTGTAATATCTAATCCATTATTCAAAACAACATTATTTCCTTGCAAATAACGAATTAACTTATCTTGGTGATTTGACTGTAAGATTATTGCATTAGAATTTTTAAGTAAATTATATACGCCAATACTGTCAGAAAAATCGCATCTAGAATCAAAAAGATCGCCCAATAGAATAACTTTTAATTCATGCTCTTGTGCATACTCAAGAGCAGATTCGAGTTTAACTGAATCTGAATGCACATCACCGATAATTGCATAGCCCATTTAACTTTCCATTAACTCTAGTAGTCTATCACATAAAACTCAGACAAACACAAAAAAAGGTCACTTTTTAAAGTGACCACCCAGAAACCAATTTAGGATAAATCAATAATTACATGGAACCTTTACTATTTCAGTCCAACGCTTCACATAACCAGACCTCCAATAGTTGCCAGGAACATATTGTTCCCTATAGACCTTTTTGTTGCACATTGGAACATAAGATCGTTCATAACGAACATGATTATGAGTAAAAGGTTGCCAGAATTCATTCCAAGTAATTGATTGGACAGGTGTTGGAATAAATGCCAAGAATAATAGTGGGAAAAATTTCATATTTAATTTTTTTTAATAGTGAATGGACAGAGTGGAATAACTTTACGAATTTCTTTAATTACTTCGATTTTTTGCATTTCAGTTAGTCCAACAACTGTTTGAATCCTATGTATAAGACTCCAAGCTTGTGAGCAGCTAATTATGGTTGAAGCAAGAACAACCATGTGCCTCTTTAATTCTACTTCTATTTAATATGACTAATCCCAGCTAATATTTTCAACCAATAGACCAGGCATCACATAAGTCCACCCAGAACCAGCTGCCTTATAATCCCATTTATACTCAAATTTGTTATGACTATCCCAAGTCATGTATCCTTTTTGACTGTCAAATCGTCCTTTAATCGTCAATCCCAACCTATTAGAAAAGATATTACGAGTTCTAAGTGCTCCAGTCTTTTCACGAGTTTCAATCACCACACAAGTA